ACCACTACCAGACGAAAAGTTATGCTTACCCTCTAAAAGTTCTCCTTTAAAGGTGTTGCATATAGCTGATGATATTGCCATTTTATATCTCCTTTATGGTTGTTTCGATTCTAGAGGAAAACGAATAACACCATCATAGTATTCATCTCGTCTTCTTCTACCTTGTTGTTCAAGTTGCAAGCCTTGTAGTGCTTGTTTGTAGCCTTGCTCATAGTATTGAAGCATGTTGTCAGGACCCTTTAAGAACCTAAATGCTTCACATAGTGCAGCATAAAGTAAGACTTTAGGGGCGTTTGTACTCACCCAAGTTTCTGTATTGGATGATGACAACCCTGTTTCTTGCTTGTTCAAAGCTAATTCTATATTATATGCAGTATTTGGCGTAGGTGCAAGATATATTGTGTCTTGATCCCACATCGCATAAAATTTTGGTTGTGCCTCCGTATTACGGTTTGGCCAGTATTCATTCATGTAAGTTATATCTTTTTGGTATAAATAATATCTGATTGGATTAGCAGCATCATATATTTGAGCGGATCTAATAAATGCTAATTGACCTAGATTTGCACCTGGAAGTGATACAAACGGGACTCCTTGTGTTAGAGTTGCATATTGATACGATCTGTAAATATCTAGATCCACATCTCTAAAGATTCTTTTTTCAGCATGTTCTATAAAATCATTAACAATAGTATCTGTCAAAACTGAACTATCCGTTTCAGTGTAATCTCTAATTTGTGTTACTAATTCTGAGTATGTTGTCATGATATTACTACCTCTACTTTACCTAAAAATGATTTAATTTCTATGTCTTTATTTTGATCATTAGTGTTATCTAATGGTAGCATTGTATGAACTGTTACGTTTTCAAAAGCACCTGGCGCAGGTATTGGATTAAATTGACTTACTGTTTGTGTTTTAACACCAAATATATTTCTGGCATAAAGATTGTTATCTAATGGAACAGTTGCATTTACCACTTGTCTTCTAGCATATTGAAGTGACTCAGGATCTGAAACTACTCTAAGTGGCTCCAGCTGTGGGTGCTTTGCTTCAAACTCACTAATGTGAACCCATGAACCGTTCCATTCTTGAACCATTTCATTGTATGGAAAAGCCATACCAGATCTATCTGATATTCTTTTTGCAAATTTACCAGAAGAATATCTAGGCATTTATACTCCTGGTAAATAATTTTTTGGTGTTAAGAATAGACTTGTTCTTTCGCCATCCTGATCTGCAGCTCTTTGGAACTCATCTTCATAAACTTGCTTTAATAATTGAATTCTGTCTGGAGTTCTTTTCATAGCTATGTAATAAGCTAATCCAGCAGTTAAACATGGAAGAAATCGAAAAGGAATCTCAGCATTATTTGTGTAATCGCCAGCATCCTTCATACGAAGAAGAGCATAATATTTTAGAGTGTACGTTGTATCGGCTGCAGGATATAGATATAGTCTTGGGTTTATCGTACGTTCAAAATAGTATTGAGTTGGTCTTCCGCTGGTCGTTTTAACAGATATATTTAAGTAAGTTGATCTACTAATTGATTGCGCAGAAAAATCATTATTACTACTATCTGAGATAACTAAATCTGTGATATCAACTATTTGTTGTGCTGCATCTGCACCAGAACCAAATAAATTCAATCCAGTTAAATTTGTTGTTCCTTGAGTAATAGTTTTTTCTTGTAATTGTATTGTCCAAAGATTCAATCCTCTGTTAGCCCATTCAGCTAACATAAGATTAAGTGAACGTCTTGCGGTCTTTATATCGTATCCACTACGTATTTGAAGACCGCATCGTTCATAAGCTTCTTCTGCTATGTCATCAATTGACAAATCAAAATTTGCTGTTGAAGCGTAAGTTGGCATCTATCTTTTTGCCTTTTTCTTTTTACCCTTCATGGCTTTTTTCTTTTTACCTTTCATGACTTTGCCGCCACGTTTCATTGCTTGCTTTTTTTTGCCAGCCATTCCGCCGCCCATCATCATGACCTTACCGCCACGTTTCATTGCTTGTTTCTTTTTACCCATCATGTTGACCTCCGAATATTCGTCTATAGGTTTTTTCTCTGGATGCTACAACGTCTTGATAGTATCCAGTTGGCCACAACTTATAGTAACCAACTTTTCTTAATTTATCAGAAGCTTCCTGTAATTGCGAGAACTTTTGTACTAACATCATAGAATACATTAGGTCGCTTTCTACCTGTGGAGGCTCCTCTCCTGGTGCTACCAAAAACTCCTGTTCTTCTTCATTAGCAGGATTGTGAGGATGAAATCCCATAAAGAATATGTCTTTTTTATTATACCACTCATTGTAAGCGTCTATGATATCTTGAAATTTCTCCGTATCATAGCTGTAATATGGATCACAGAATATTAATATCTCATGCACATTAAAATCTATTTTCTCTAAATGTGTATTGAGTTGTCTTTTATACCACTTATTTTTTGTTTTTATTTCTATTAAAACCTTGTTTTGTTTCCAAGTATTTTTAGCAAAAGGACAAGCTGGAAAACCTCCCAGATGTTTATTAGGAACTTCTAAAAAATGTTCCGACCACTTACGTACGTCTTCTTTTATTTGTTTTTCTAATGGCATCTTTACCTTTCTTAAATATACTAACTACTTTTGATTTACCCATCACCTTGGCTCTTTGTTCACCGACTGTAAGAATTTGTATTTTTCTAGCAAAAGGTTTATTAACTTTTTTAACCTTTGCGACTGTTGCTCTCGCATCTGTGGGCGTAGCGAATTTAATAGAGACTGTATCTTTTGGATTCTCATCTGTGTAGAGTCTTCTTCCACTGCCTTTTGGTTTCTTCCCTGTGCCTTTTTTTGGATCTCTTTTCTTGGTCATCTAACGCCAATAAATCTCATTCCTCTCACAGCCATGCCACCTCCTGCAGCTTTAGCAAAAGTTTTTACATTAGTTGGTTTACCACCAACTCCTTGAGCTTTAGATCTTTTTCTAGATACAGCGGATCGTCTCTGACCCTCTGTCATTCTTCTAGCTTTCGCTAATGGAACACATTTAGGATATTTTCTTTTTGCATCTTTCTTTTGTTTTGATCTACCACACTTGGAAAAAGAACCATCTTTTTTCTTAGAACCTATATCAACCCAGTTCTGTTTAAACCATTTTTTTAAACCGCCTTCGGCCATTATCTTTTCTTAGTTTTTTTTCTCTTCTTTTGCATAATGGCACCACATCCTTTTGCTATACCACCTTGTTTGTAACTTGAAATTTTTTTCCTATCTTGAGAAACTTTATTAAAATCTATTATTTCTCCACCCATAGCTTTTGGTTTAGGTCCTCTAAAATCTTTTCTCTTTACACCGCTTGGATCTTTAATTTTACCAGCACAGATTTTAGAAGCATACGCATTTGCATAAGCTGACGGATAAACTTTAAACTTTCGTTTAGCTGCCGCTTTTCCTCTTGGACATAATTTTGTCATCCTTGCCCCCTGTATTTAACGTACTGTCTTCTTTTGTTTTTGTTCTTTGGCCTGCTGCGTGGAGAACGCCCTATACTAGTCCTTTTTTTGATAGGTGTAAAGTATTCGTTAGTGGGTGGTTTTGCCATCGTTACATTTGTGATAAAGGATTTTCTAATGCTAGTTTTATTCGTTTCTCTATTTTTTCTTCTAGCTCAGTCATGGCTTGCTCCAACTTATCCGTTAATAATTCCATGTCTTCCTGAATGTCCTTCGTGGTATCTCTTAACTCCTGGTTGGTTTCTCTCGAATCTTCTTTGACTAATTGTTCAACGTCATTTACTATTTTTTCTATGCGTCTTACATCTTGTCGTAGATCATTTTTCAACTCGTTAGCTACATCACTTACCAATCTAATTTCAGACATAATCATTTCCATCTCTTGCATAATCATGTTTACTTCTGTCTGTATTAGGTCAGTCTTGCTGTCCATTTCTTCTTTTGTTAAATCTATTCTTTTATCAAAGCCAGATAGGTCTGGTGCAACGTATTCTTGTATTTGTTCTTTCATCGTGAGATAGTCTTTGTAAAATTCAAAGCCACCCCACAGTCCACCACCTAATGTTGTTAAAGCTGTAATGATAACAAAGATCTTCCCGCCTTTGAACTTCAAACCCGCAAATTCTACTTCTGCCATTGTAACTCTATCATATCATTCATCATGCCGTCACTACCACCAAATAAATACCACTGCGCTATATTGTTATTCTGTATTTGTGCATCTGGTATCATATAGTCAGTAAAGAAATCTAATCGATCCTCCAGTTGTTTTTGTGATTCAAAAAAAGATTTTGTATCTCCTAACACTTGCATCACGATTAATGTTTTTAACTGATTTGTTGAGTCATATCTACCCTTATCACCCATCTTCTTTACAATTTTCTTTGCAGCTTTTTCTTTTTTAGATTCTAATTTCTTTACAGGTTTCTCTTCGGCTTCACCCTTATCCTCTGGTTCTTCCATATCCTCTGGTTGCTCCTCATCTGCCTCAGTCTCTTGAACGCTCTCTTCCGATTCAGACTCCTCTTCCGCATTACTTTCAGCTTCTGTAGAATCTTCTTCAGTAGACTCATCCACGGATTCTGGCTCAGCTTCAGCCTCGGGTTGAGATTCTGGTTCTGGTTCTGGCTCATTTATTGGCTCCTTCATTTCTGGTTCTGACTCCATTGTATCTGGTTCTGGGGCAACTTCAATCTCTTCTGTCATTTCTGGCTCTGGCGCTGGCATTTCTAACTCTAATTCCATCTCCATTTCCATCTCAACTTCGACAACAGCCACCTCTACTTCAGGCATTTCAATCTCCATTTCAGGAAGCTCCATCTCAAAACTAGGTATTTCCATCTCCATCTCTACGGTTTCATAAGATATTTCCATGTCTGGTTCATCAAACTCTGGTTCAAAAAACATATCTTCACCGGGTGACTCTGGCACCACAATATCATTATGATCAAATATATTTTCTACAATATCTATAACCTCTGTTTCTGTACTACCACCATAAGCAACCCACATTTCTACAGATGTAATTGATTGTGTCACTATTGTGGACACGACGTTGTATAGCACGTTTATGCGTACATCATCAAAAAGCGGTCCAATTGCAAGATTAATATCACGTCCACCTACCTCTACAATTATAGAAGTTATGGTTCCTGCGAAATCAAAACCACCTGTATATTCTTGATAACCACTTGTTACACCAGATTCTGATAGTATATCAGTGCCACTAAATACGTCTGTTTTTCCATTACGACCTGTAATATGCATATAGATTCGATCTTGATCGTCTCGTTTATCTACTTTTATTGAGTAGTTTGCACGACCACCGTTTTCTATGTCGAGCTCTGATATGTCTATTGTGTTGATAAATGTGGTACCCATGCCAGATACACCCATACTGCTTGTGCTATTACCACTACCTGTAATTTGTGCACATTTATCTGTGCCTAATTGATAACAATTATTGCCAGAGGGCATGTTTGCAGGGCCTTGCCCGCCCCAATCAATATCCATATCACCCTCTTTATTTGGAATAACAAAACCGTTATTACCATCTAAAATATCACCTGAGTCTTCATTAATTACTGTGACTGTAGTAGTATCTGTTGTTGTAGTTGTGGTTACAGTATGACCGTCAGCTTCATACTCTATTGATTCTGTTTCTGTTATTACGATTGTTTCTTCTACTCCAGGTGTGCAGACACCAGAAGCAGTTACTGGACACTCAGCTCTAGAAGAACATGACAATGCCAGAGTGCATAACCATAGCACCCAATACAAACCTGATAAACTTCGATGCATCGCTATCTACTCCTTCTGCCACTTTAATTCTACTTATCTCATCATTCCATTTTGCATAGATCACACTGCCTTCAGGAATCATATCCATATTTTCTTTCCAACCAGTTTCAGCATCTTGACCAATAGAACCCATGTATGGACATGGAGTGCCTGCCATAGTCATGCTGTCCCAAACACGTGGATCTTGACACAGTATTGACACAGATGCCACTTTCATGCCTGATGCATATAAAGATCTAGCTAATTTTATTCTTTCACAGTTCTCATCAGTCACCGTAATTCCCGAGGAAATTCCAAGAATTTGAGTTTGCACGGCGCCCGCTACCGCCGTCTTACAAACGTCAGAATTGTTTACAACAACACTTGGTGAGTTTGCAGTTGGTGGTGTATTATTTGTAACAACAGTAGAACTTACAGTATTTGTTTCTGCAAAAACTTGTGTTGATATAAATAATAAAACAATAATTAATCTTAACATTTCCATCTTCTTCTAGCTTGTCTTAATCTTGAATTAGGATCTTTTGCAGCTTTAGGAAATTTTTTCATTTGTCCTGCACTTCTAGCACAAAAAGACTTTCTTCGCTTTGCATCTTTTGACCCAGCCTTAACTTTTCCTGTTACAGCTGTTTTTAATTTTGAACCTGGATTATCACGACGATATTTCGCAACACCAGCTTTGGTCATTCCCGCTCCAGACTTTGTGGAGCGGAAATATTTTTTTGTCCTTGGTGGCTGCTTATCCTTAGCCATGTAGGAAAGTTATTGACGTAATGTTCGTTAACGTAGCATGACAGTCTGTTTCAAATCTCATACCTTCATCATTAAAATCAATATTTTGAGTAAGCGCTGCTCCTGC